AACGTAAACTTCCGTCTACGTATTCCATATCGTGGCCACAGACATCACACTTGGTGGAGTCTATTTCTTTTTCCTCATGTTGAACAGCTTAGAGGCAGACCGTGTGGCGAAGCTTGCCGATACAATAGCTCCTAAAGCTATCTGGTACCACTGAGGCATACCTGCAAGAGCTTCGAACCCATCAGATACAATACCTCGGCCCCACTCCCCACAAAAACTAAGCACAAGAGGAATACTAAAAAGCAGGGTCAACCATTCGTCCTTCCATGAGGACTGTGAAGCACGCATTGCTGCAAGATCCCAATCAATCTCCCCCGTTGCTTCTTTCATACGTATAGTGGCTTCCGCCTTTTGTATAGCGGTCTTGCCCTCTAAATAGGACGAGGCAAGACTACCTATCGAACCAATAAGTGCTTGTATCATTATACTTTAACCTTACTTTTCTTCTTTTTCTTGCCCTCACTAATTACTTTTGGCATTTTAGGATACGCAAGTTTTTCCAATTCACTTAACTCTTGATCTCCGGCGCTACTTTTCTTTTTCTGTCGGCCCCGATCAACAAGTGTTGGTACACTACCTCTCGATATGGTCATTTTTCTTTTCTCCTCTTTTTGCTAGTTGATTAAATCCTATGAAAGAAGCCAAAACGCCCATGTTCGATAACACCCAAATCTCAGCGATTCCGGAAAGGTGTGAAATTCTATCAACAGGGACTAATGGAGTCATCAACACAACTATAAACAATGTTACTGTGATAGCTGAAAACCAAACAAGATGTCGTTGTTGATCCTCTTTCTTATCTCTATTCTCCAAAAGCACCATGCGCTCACGCATAGCCATCTCCTGATCGCTAACTACACCATCACCGTTTGCGTCAGCCTTTTCCCATACAGACCCTTTTTCTAACTTCTTTTGTGTCATTCTTCTTTTCTTTCTACCACTCTTGGTTTGCAATATGCAGAAAAAGTATTTCGTGTTTGTCGAGCATTATAAAAATTTATTTTCTCCGCATACCAGTTGCATTTATCAATACTACCATATTCTATTGAATCATCATAAACTTCTGTACCCTCAAGAATTACTAAGACAAATAATAAAACTTTCATTTTTTAAAACTATCATTCAACGAATCGACAACACTGTCAATGTTTGGTTCTGTACCACCGGGCTCATACTTACACTGAAACTCTATGGGACATTGCCCCTCTACCACAAGCGTATACGTGTCATTAGCACCCTTGTATAAACAAACCTGTTGACCATTCTTAGCTGTTCTACGCTTATAACGACGGCAGGTTATATACTTTGGGTCCTCACGAACACCCCGTCTAATCTCTTGTTCCCAAGTCCAATCACTAAATTTTTTTAAAAAACAACTAAAACATTGAATAATATTTTCAGACTGTGCTAAATATATCACATACCCATCAGTGCAAAGCCACTCAAACGTCTCTTGACCCCCCTCTTTTCGGACGCATTTGTCCCTAGTCCGATAGCCACCACCCTCTGTCGAGTCCCATGAGGGAGTAAACGAAGAGACCAAGAAGAGCCAAGCCAATAGTAAGCACCACAATAAGCACCACAATCCCAATGACTTTTTCTCTAAATATCTTTTTATCATATATCTCCTGCTGTCTACGCTTCCGTATCTGCCCCTCCATACGCAATAACTCATCCCACGCAGCCGTTCCGTGCGTAAACTTAATAAACTGTTGCAGTTCGTATCGCTGCTCTTCAAGTTTCTTTTTTGCTGCGAAAGCTTCGATTGCCTCTTGTTCCACCGTGCCCCCACCAAATACTTTACGGAGCATTGTAGGATTTTTAGCGGACTTATGCGCCGCGTCTACATCACTGACAGCACCCATCCATCTTGACAGATCCTGTGTCATACTTTCAAGATCGCGGCCTGCCTGAAAGGCGCGCTTAATTCCCGAGAATGCCGTTGAAGCCGTGGCTACCGCCGCAGAAATAGTAACTGGATCGAACATAGTTTTTCCCGTAGTTTCATAGGTTACTGACCTTTACTTTTAATAAACTCTCTTTGCATCGCTGCATCTATACGTGCTGCGGTCTGTCGTTCCTGACTTGCCAACCGCTGTTGGAACTGATCGGCGCGTAATCTTTGATTCTGTGCATCAAGGTTAAGCTTCGCCTGATCGTTCTGCGCATCATTCTGTTCTGCCTGTGCTCTTAGCTGCAACTCTTTCTCCTTGAGCTGCACCAGAGGATCTGGTCCCTGACCCGAGGCCTGTTGTGATAGTTGTCTCAACTGCTGCATACCTTGCGCTACAAACTTAGCCTTAATACTCTCCATCAGCATCTCTTGCTGTTCCGGTGCCATCGGTCCCTGATTACGCATCTCCATCATCGCCATCTCTTCTGCTTGTATTTGTACGTGTTCAATACAATGCTTTTGTAACGCCATGGCCATGGCCGGTAGTCCCCCAATCATAGGAGAGGCTCCAAAAACCAAATGCGCTATAATATGAGACTCGTGATCTTGCCCCTGAAACGCTTTTAAAGTTACCATATCCATAACATCTATGTTTTCCTGTGCAGGATCTTTTGGGGTGGGTTCCTCATCGGGCACTCGCTTCATAATCCTGTCCGTATCCTTAACACCCAACGCATCATACATATCACGATATACTTCATACATATTATGTAAGTCAGGCGCGGCCCCTGCTAACTGTAGCTTAGTCTGTGCTAAAGCAATCCTTTGTGCTTGTGAAAAAACATTTGGGTCCGATACCGGTATAACATCCACCCTATCATCAAAGTCTGTTGCCTTAACCGCACTGTCCTGACCCTCAACAGAATAAGGATATTCACCGGGTAAACTCTCGCTCATCACCCTAGATAGAATCTTAAACTCTAGTCGCATAGCATAATGTAAGCGCTTATGCACCGCGCTCATCACCCGTGAGCCCTGTTCCAATAGGGCTATAGTTGTACCTACGGCCGCCTGCTGATTACCATCCCCAACCTTCATATCCGTAATCGTGGCAAACCTACGTCCTGCATCAACAACAAACCCCAATAACTGGAATAAGGTTCCGTCAGGACCTTTGAATGGCAGCGGCATTAGGCTGTCACGAATAGCCCCTCCGGGAGCGTCCACATCTCGGAACTCACCGGGCTGAAGCGGATCATCGTCGTCCCTGATCCGTAGTCCACGGGCTTTAAACCCCGCAGGAAGATTGGACAACGTACCGGCGTCGATTAGCTGCCTCAGTGCCGCTGTGGCGGTTCGTGACAACCCGCCAATCGTGTGAATAAGTCCCAACCCATAAAACCCAAAACCGGGTAGAAACTTATAATGCACAAAATACTGTATCTTGCGCTTCATATCATCATCTTCACGATAGTTACGGCGTATGGACAATATCTGCCCATTATCTTGACTAATTGTCACCACATACGGCACTTTTATGCCTGTTGGTTCTCCATCCTCATCTTTCTCTTCATAGCCCTCTATATCCAGATCCACATGACATTCCAACAAAGTACAGTCATAATCGATCTGGTTTGGCGTCATACCATCGATTCTATTGATTTCATCGCTTACAGAATCGCCCTCAGCCTGTCCCGGAAGCACTGGAATATCCAAATAAAACCCTGATATTTGCTTCTTTCTAAGCTCGTTTAGCGATATCCGGAGCGTTTGCGTAATATTTGGGCAGGTTTCGAGGTCAGAAGTCTCGTAGGGCACCACTAAATGCTCTGCCGGCACGAATTTTGACACCGCTCTGCCTAAATTTTCGTCAAAATACACCTTTTTAAACGTTGAACCGGCCAAAGGCAGGTAAAATAGCATCTGATCGAGCTCAGGAGTGTATTCTTCCATTACATTTGTTATGTAATAGTTCATAAATTGGCGGACACGCTGCGATTGCTGCTGTTTATCGCGTGTTTCAGCCCCAACTATGGCTGTTCGGACGGGACCCGAGGCCGGAAGTAGCTCATTAAACGCCTGTGCTTGGAATTGTGTTGCTGCTTCCGCTAAAAGAGGGTGGGTTACCCCTGAAGAACCGCGAAAAGGCTGTGTTCTTTCTTCATAATTAAACCCTAACAGCTCTAAACCGTTGGCATACGCGTCTTCCCACTCCTGACGACTGGCTTTATTAGCGTCATACTCACTTAAAAGCTCACCGGCAATGCGTCCAAGCTCTCTTTCAGGCATCTCCTCAGCTAAATTTGCATAAAAATCATCACTCATGCCTCTTTGATCTATTGGTTCAAAGTCAATCGTCACACCGCCATCATCTTCCGCAGTGATTTCTATGTCCATATTCTCTGCTTCGACATCCATATCCACCATCGCCTTTGGCTCCATACTGCCGGGAACCTCTAGCTCTACTTCCGCTTCCAGATCTTCTGGCTCCATTTGTGATGGTATTCCTTTTTCTATAGCCATTAGTAATATGCCCTCACTTGAACGTTGTTGTCATCTTCTTCCCAATCGTCACTCGGTAGCTGCACAAAATTACCCTGACGATACCGCATCAAAGCCTGTGTCATACTATCCACAAGGTCATCATACTCCCCATTTGGAAAAGCTGCAACCTCCTCTATCATCTCGTCCGCAAACTTTGTGTCTGGTGCGTACACCATGCCTGCTTCAAAAAGCACCGATACAGAGTGCACGCGCGTCACCTTATCATTACCTTTACTCGGTGTAAAGTTAACAACAGGTATACCCATGTTCCGTAGTTCGTGAGTCAAGGGCAGCCCTGTCGCTTTCGCTTCTATAATCACCGTATCCGGCTCCCAGTACTTATATTGCTCTAACGCCACCTGCTTTAACTCAGGAAAATCCCACCGCTCCTTTTGACTATCAAGAAGGATTAGGGCCGGGGGTCCCCCCGCTTCTTCCGGATAAAACACGCCCCATGTCGTTATCGCACTATAGTCCGATGTCTCGCGTTTCGTGAACGCCGTATCGTAGCTCTGTATCACATACTCAAGATTCGGCACATTCTCTTTGTCCCAACGCTTCCACCACTCGCGAGGAATAATCGCATTCTCCTCACCCGTCGGATTCTGCTGATACTGCGCGTTCCATTTACTAGGAGGAATCGACGCGCGTACCGCTGTCAAATCATCAAGGCTCCAGAATTCCGGCCAACAAGGGCTGCCATCTTCAAAGATCGCCGGTAACTCTACAACTTCCCACTGGTCCGCTAACTCATCTTTTGCCATTGCACGCAGCAACTGTCCCGTCATATCCTTCTCGGACCAACGGGTCTGTACCAAAACAATACTGCCGCCCGGCTGTAGTCTCTGTCGGGGGCCCCCAGTATACCAGTCCCACGCATCATCAAAACCTGTATTCGACATTGCCGTTTGCTCCGAGTGCGGGTCATCTATAATCACCAAGTCGCCACCACGACCCGCTAAGTTCGAACCCACACCAACCGCATAATACATACCCCCAGATGTTGTGTCCCAACGACCGGATGCTTTACTGTCCGCTGACAGATTCACGGTCGGAAAAATATCTTTATAGTCATCACTATCAATAAGGTTCTTGGTTTTACGTCCAAAGTTCACAGCCAACTCTGTGGTATGCGTCGCCTGAATAATCTTCATCTTAGGATTCTTACCCATCATCCACGCCGGAAACAAAAAGCTTGCAAACTCCGACTTGGTATGTCTCGGGGCCATATTAATAATCAAACGCTTCAGCTCACCACGTGCCACGCGCTCTAACTTTTCGGCAATAATCTTATGATGCCGCCCCGCAATAAAGTCCGGCCACATATTTTTTACAAAAATTAAAAAGTCCTCCTGACACCTTTCGTTCTTTTCTAATTGTGCCAGTCTAAGTTTAAGCTTGGCCTCCTGCTCTGAAACATCCATCAGGGGGCCCCTACAATCTTAAAAAACATATCGTCCCAACGAAACGGCTGCATACAATGAAACTCCGGCTTCTTATCTTTCAACCCGTCCATCTTTAAATCTACCGCATCCTCTGCCTTAAACAAAAACATTTCCGCACGCTCCGACGGCTTCTTCTGTTTCTTAATCAATATCCAACAAGACGCGTGTTTGTGTTTCGTGAGCCACGATACCTGTGACGGGCGCAGATCTACTTTGTCCGTCGTCGTAAACTTGAGCTCAACAAAATGAAAACAACCATGGGTATCACAGAGGAGGACGTCTGGGATTCCGGCTCCGACCCAGTTTTCAATTCGCGTTAGCGACAGCTTTCGACTTACTCTTTGCGCCGCTTCCTTCACTTGTTTGTAAAAGCCGCTCTCCTTCTTCACGGCTATCGTTATCCTCTTCTGGGCTGATGTCGACTGTGACTGGGGCATAACTCTCCTTTATCTCCTTCAATGCTTTCATAACTTCTTCCTTAGACATACTGTCTATGCTCCCGTGTCGTATCTCCGATTTATTAACATATATATCGCCCTGCGCCTGACCGCGTCTATACTCCGCCTGCACAGCCGCCGAATACGCTCCGTTCTGTAACGCCTCGTCCCGGATACGCTGCAAGTCCCTTACGTGTCGCGAAAAAGTAATACTATACTTTTCATCCAGAGCCCGACGATATTCTTTGATCGCATGAACAACGTGCGGCGAGATATTTGGGTTCGTTAACTCATATGCGCGGGTGTGCGCACTCGTTGCACTGTATCCGGCATTCTCTGCGGCTTCGCGTAACGTAACCTGCCCATCTCGGCTAACAAGCTCACGAACAAACAGCTCTTGCTTTCGCGTCAAAGGGGTCGTTATGGTGGCGGGTTTTCGACCACGTGTCTCGTAACGTATGCCGGCTTTTCCTAGTTTTCGCTTCTTCATTCTCGGTCCTCGGTAGATGGTTAATAAACAGACATAATATGCACGTTTTTTAGGCAGTTAACAAGAACCTTTTTTCTGCACAATAAATAGGCATTGTTTCACGTGAAACATTCATATCATTTTTTACATGATTATTTGTGAAAAACATGGCCCTAGCTACCGCGTGCACAAACGGTGGCCGTGGTCTTTTGTTTTTTGTTTTTTGTACACGGTCCCCGCTATTTGACCCGATAGCAGAAGGGACCCGAACAATTAAAAACGGTTCGCGGCCCATGGTCCAAGGTACGCGGGGCGGGGTATATTGATTATAAAAGTAAAACTACGCGGGGCGGGGTATAATTAGCGGCCCATGGTCCAAGGTTCAAGGCCAAGGGGCGGCGGGTCCTGTACGTTTTACAAGGCCAAGGGGCGGCGGTCCCGCGCTTGTTTAACTAGAATATAATGAATAAAAAAAAGGCCCCGTGTAGGGGCCTTAAAAAGGGGTTTAAGGGCGCTTAAAATTCAAAATCGGTAAAGACTTTCTTACTAGCCTTTATAAACTTTTCACAGTTAATATCGTCAAATTTTGATATTGAATAAGTTTTATCGTCGCGGTTGTAATGATTAATAAACCAAACAGTATTTGAATTTTCATTAAGTTTAAAATAATGAATTTTGTTTTTGTTTAGTTCGCGTAGTTCCATGGTATTTACCTCGTAGTTATAGCGGGGCGGGATTGCCCCTATGGGGCATTATAAGATAATATAGGAGGTAAAACAAGGATAAAAAAAAGGCCCCGTGTAGGGGCCTAATTTAGGGCATATAAAACGCTTAATCTAAAGCATATAAAAGAAAAGCAAGAAAAGCGCAGAAGGGAAGTATAAAAAATAAAGTAAGGGCCATTTTAAAGCTTTCCTATATCCCCCGCAATATGATGTCTAAGGACGGTACGCGGCGCAAGTGATTTAATAAACCGTTTTAATATTTTGTGGTCCTTCTCTTTTTGGGGTGCTTCGCTTATTCGGGTCCAGTGTAAATTTACATTACCCCCCGCCGCGTAACAACCGCCTTTTTCCCCTTTATCAATAGTTTTCTTTTTTGCCCCATGGGCCGTAAAAGTAATAATATAATCTCTATAAGGCCGCGCGCATAATGGGGCATTTTCCCCGCCGCAATTATTACAACCCGTAGTGTTTACCGTTTCTTGTGGGCAACGTATAAATTTAACACCGTCTTTAACTACAACCTTTTTAGCGTCGTTATCTTTCCAAAAGGTTGTCGGGGCGGTCCAAACAGTAGGCACCCCCGCCCGAAAACTGTCAAAAGCGCTTTTGATACTATCCGCACTAAAATTTATAACAGCAAATTTATGCCTAATTTTTTTATCAAAATCTTTAAACCATAATTTAAAAGGGAAATGCGAGTAGGTAAAAGAAAAGCCTTTTTTCGGAACGTTGTTATAAATAACGTCAAGATAATCTTGATCTATATCTTTTGAAGTATTGCCGCAACCCGCGCCGCTAACGTTTAATTTACAGCTAATAGGGCAAGACCCATATTTATTACCCGCGCCGCTTCTGTAAGTAATTGCAAGGCCTTTAGTCTTTTGGCCCGTGCTGTTTGGATTTGTTAAAAGTGTCATAATATTTATCCCATATAGTTTTATTTAATCCCATACTATAAACGAAAAAAGGCGGGATGTAAACACCCCGCCCCGATAAAATTTAAAAGGTTTATTTTAAGCTATACAGCGGCCAATTCTTGAAAACTTTCCGATCTCTCTATTTCGGAAACTTTTCTCTCTCTTTCAATAAGTGTTCTTTCTACATTGTCACGGGCCGTTGTGACGTCTTGCGCGTATTCGGGGGAATTTTTCACTTTAAATAATTCACTATTATGGGAACTATAAAAAGTTAAAGCGCTATATAAAGCCCAAACAGTTTGCCCCCGCGCGGCAACTTCAGTTTCAAATTGTTCCATCATAGAGCGGGCCATTTTCGATTGAATTTCCCCCGCAACTTTCCCTTTTTTCTCCGCCCGTGCTATCTCGCTTTTACTTGCGGGAAAATTTTCAGTTAAAACTTTTTCCGCCTGTTCGGGTGTAATTTCCCTATTTGCCCACATTTGCCAAACTTCTACCTTCTTTTCGTAAAAGGCTATTTGATCAATTAACCAAGGCTTTATATATTCGGGTTTAAATCCCGCTGTATGGCCCCATGTACCCGCTTTTAATTCAAGTAAGCTAGTCATACCATTTAAACACGCTAAATCTAAGCCCCCCGCCTGTAAACGAATAGCAGTTTGACCATTGAAAGAATTAACGACTTGAACCATAAAATTTAATTGAGTAGGGACTTTTGTTAGTTGCCTAATCTCGCGGCCTAACCCTTCAAAGTGATAACCGAACCTTGCAACCGCGCCGCCGTCGGAAACCGCTTCTTTTAACTGGATACCGTTCATAGCGCCTTTAGGCAAACAATCTTCTAAACATTCTTGAACAGGAACAATAATATCGGGGTTATTTGCTATTGCATATCTCTTTTTCATGATACCTAAAACCTTATTGTTGTCAGTCCTGACAATAGCTTGACCGCCTGAAGCTTCAATCGGTTTAAAATCGGACCAAGTAACCTTCTCTTTCCCCGCTTCATCTTTAACAATGTTTTTTGTAGTACCATATTGAAGCGGCCTAAACTCAGCAGTATAGTTACACTCTTTTAAAGGCGGGAAGCCTTCAAAATTTGCGTTTTCTTCTGCGGCCGCGCTTGCATTAGCTAAGATATTTTGGGTTGTAGTTTGTATAGTCATAGTATTTTCCTCATTAGTAGTTAAAATTGACGGGACACATTGCCCCGCCTGATAAGATATAAGATAATATAAGATAAATCAAGTAAAAAAAAGACCCCGCCAAATATTTTTTTAACGGGGCCTGACAACTAACGGCGTTTTCTTATTTTGGGACGGTTAGCGGCCTGTTGTTGTAACCTGTTATAGTCGCGGCCGTATATAATCCATCCTAACAACCTAAATATAAAAATTATTACTCACCCCCCTTCTTCATCTAATAGTTTTGCCTGTCTCGCGGCACTAAAAAAATCAGGGTGCCGCGATATGCTTTCTTGATATCCTATTTTTCTAACAACAAAATATTCATTAGAAGGGTACCAATGCACAGAATGATAATGCGTTTCAAAAGGTAATTTTACGGTTAGTTCATCTATTTTTACACTACCTATGTCAGTTTCAATAGGGTCTTCAAGATTACCGACAACTTCCCCTAACAATAACTCATCGCTAACTTTTAATCGATTTTCCAATAAACGTCTTATGTCCGCCCCCGTAATATCGGATGCGTCCTCTTTAAAATGCTCTACTGTAAAGCCTAGATAGCAAACACTATTATATTTTTTCATAACGTATCCTCTATTTTGATTAAAGTTTGACTTGCACATCGAATACAAAAGTAACCAAAAAGATCATACTTTTCTGACATTTCGGCATAGTTTGAACCAAAATTATCAATTATTTCGTGTAAATCTAAAATACTTTCGTCTAAACTCAGGTTTTGTTTATTACAGACTTCGCACGTTCTGGTCATTTAAACCCCCTTAACTTTATCGGGGTCTTTATTCTGATATTGTAAAGATCGAGTAAATCGTCGATTATATCTTTACCCAAACCCAAGTGATCTTCATCGGCGGCGGCGGACCAATTATCAAGCATTCTTAAAATAACTTTTAACTTTTTATGTTCTTGCTCACAAACTTTTAAAAGCCCTTTACATATTTCTAAACGCGTTTCATTTTTTATCTTGTCTTCAGCTTGCTCAGTTAAAAAATGACTAAGGTTATCAGTCTGGACAGAATTGTCTTTTAAAAAATCCTCAGCATCTTTTATAGCTGACGAAAGATAAAGTTCAATTTTAGTAAACATAGTTTTCTCCATAGTAGTTAATGTAACCACTATATGGGACTTTATATAAGCCTGTCAACCCTGTTTGTTTATTCCCCTTATTATATAGCTACAGAAAAAAAATAATAAAAAACTTTTCAGGCCCTTATAAGACCTTTTGGCTATTAACGAGTGTAACTTTTTTAGATAGTAACGTGTTACGGATTAAGTTACACAATAAAATTAATAATCTCTATATATATAAGGGACTTCAGAGGCCCGTAACTTTTGTAACCCCTGTAACGGCCCATCCAGCAGTTTTCAAAATTTTTATTTAGCTGAACGTATAATATAGCAGTTACAAAAAAGGGGCGATATTTCTACCGCCCCTTGGTTTTAAATACTGTCCATTTCAACAGCTTTTTTCAGAACCCTTTTTCTCTGGGCCTGAGTAAGTGTTGGCAAGACCGCCAGTACCCTAATCGCGTACTGTCTTACTTGTTCCTGAGAGAAGTTATGAACACGCTTCTTTTTAAAAAGCTTGTTTATCAGTTCATCGTCGAAGCCCTCTTTTTTGAGACCCTCCGCTTCTTCCTTAGTCACGGTTTGTTTGGTCATCTTTACCTCCTGTTTTGGTTTTTTTATCCAGTACCCGTATACGCATCGAGTTCCCTCTCTGCTACAGTCATATGTATCGTTAATCACGCCGTCGATTACCGCTACACAATGTCTTGATACATTACATACCAATCGACCTTTAGGCAGTTCGTCAGCTCTTAGGTGGACCTGACAACCCTGACCGATTTGCATGGTGGGTACCCATTCAAAGCCTATACTTTTCATATAGTCTTTAAACCATTTACGTTGAACGTAGATGCCGTTACTCGCGGTACGTTTGCCTTTTAGGCTGTCCCGAGTACGTTTTGATTGCCGTTGGTTTTTATTGCCCTCGGCCAAAACATTATAGACCTCTAAGTAAGGTAAGCCTGAAGCGATGGCCACGGCCCGCGTGACGCAATCTCCAGTATCCCCTTTTCGGCCCGCGAGCTTTCGCCCGCCGTCGTTATAAACAAAAGTAGTCATATGTTTACTCCCATAATTAAGGTTTACAGTAACGTCCGATCATCGCCAAGTTTGGCTACGGATTTGGTTTAACAATGTCAAAAAGCAAAGTAACTCTTTTTTGAGCTACAACTCTATTATAACATAGTTATGGGATAATGTCAACCCCCTTATTTTTTCAATAAATGCCAATAATTACGGAAGCGGCCATCCCCGAACTCAATTTGTTTTTTGAGCATTTGCTCTGCGTCTTTTCGATTATAAACTTTGTTTGTGATAGGGTGTCCCGCCCCTTCTATATAGTAGCGGACCTTTTTGTCAGGCCCGACTACTTCTTTAATGACGTATGCGTCAGGCAAGGGGCGGTGCTATTTCATTTAGAAAGGTTTTTACCTGATCTGGGGTAGTGCATTTTTTAAGTTTGTTTTTGTAAAACTTGGACTCAAAATTTGGTATTTCATTTTTAAATCTAGAACCGATCATACTTTCGTCTTTTTGTCGTTTATCTAGCTCCTCTTGTATATTAGATATTTCCAAATCAAAACATAACTCCTCTTCTTGTTTATTCTGTAATGAACAAATATCTCGAGATAGATGACTTTGTATTAATCTTTTCTTTAAATCAGGGTTTGACAAGACCTGAAATTGTTTTTTTGTCATATGTTTAATTTTTATTGTCATAGGTTCTCCTTTAATTATTACCCATCCTGGGTATTTATTAGTTAATTATAGTTAAAGGGCCTTGTCAAGTAAAATTATCAGGCATTAGCGTAGCAACAAATATTATCAAGCCATCCCGCTTCGGCCATTGTTTCGCGTGCATAAGCACTCATTTCACAATCGTGGTTCGTGTACTCAGGTTCGTGGCCAAATATTTTACCGCGTCCCTCCGCGAAAAATCTTTTTTTACGGTCCCGACATATTTTGCGGTGCTTGGGTAAATCCTCTACAAAATATCCTCTATGCTCGACACTAATATAATTATAATTTTTTTCATTTTTAGATGATTTAAACGGTCTATGATACGTTGTGATTATGCGTCTACAATAATAAAGCAGATCAAACTCTTGCAAATTGTCATTATAATCAAATACAATTAATTTTACTTTGGTGTATTGACCCTCATATTCAAACAGGGGTAAGTGACCATGAATAAAGCGGGGTATATCATAACCAAGTTTATCCTCTATCTCCTCGTGAAGATACGACAAATTAGAAATGTGGGTGCAGTATAACGGATTATCATGCACGGTTATTTCTGTCGGGGTGCTATGATATTCCATCCATTCATCTAAGACGCCCTCTAGGTATCGGGTGGGAAAGGTATATCCCTCGGTAATATCGGTATATTTAAGATGCCCTACTTTAATATCATTTTTGTCGTTTCGTGTCCTCTCGGGAGGGATTATAGTTTTATTAGGGCAAAAAGAGGTGTGGTGGTAAGCACTCGTAAAATTAAGTTTTTTAATACCTAGTTGTTTCTTTACTAAGTGGTTATGTTCTTCATATACGCCGTTATATGGGCCGTAACCGTCGCATTGTGCTGAAATTATTATCATATGTTTCTCCTAACGTAGTTATGTTGATATAATGTGTTAGGTATAAGACTTTGTCAACTAAAATAATTACAATCTTTTTTTAGCATTCCTAACACTTTAGTGAGCGCATCTACCGCGCCCCGATTATAGGATGCTTCCTCGGCCGAGATCTGTGAACTATGAATATTTATTTTTTTATGTTCGATGATTGTTTTTTTTACTTGAGCTGTGATAGTTTCGATCTTCAAACTAAGCTTTCCCATGTGTTTCATGGCCTGTGTATGGTTGCCCACGACTTTTGTATTAATGTTTTTTATGTCCATCTCGATCTTCATTTAAAATCATGTCGGCAAGATTTTCAAAGTCTTGCGCTATATAAACTAGGTTAGTGTGCTGTACATATTTTGCTATTTTAATTATCTTCCGCGTTTCGTCATCATCGGGGAGCAAGCCGCGCTCCCCATAATCAATAATATATCTAAGTATCTGCTCCATCGTTCTTGGATGTTAACACTTATTCATCGTCCTCTTCAACACTCTCTGTAATTATACAGCCTTTTTTCTTGGCCCATGTTTCGAGGGCCGTGATGCAGACCTCGTAATACTCCTCGCACGTAAACGTTCCGATCTCCTCGCTCCAAGAGCCCGTTTCGCTTTGTAGATGTACACGTACTGTCATTTATACCTCCATCATTTCTAGTTTTTCAAATTTTAAATTACACTCAATAGCGTTCCACGCTTGTTCATACAAATAATCCCAGTCCTCAGTAGTGAACTCATCTTCATCGTATTTATCCGCATATTTTTGTGCTATGCTATTTAAACTAGGCTCGTGGTCCATGGGCAGTTCACCTTTAAATGTAATCATTTCACTCTCCATACCCTTCGGGACAACAATCTTCACAATATAGTTCATCCTTAAATATGAAGCCTGTTTCAGGGTATGCAGTATCCCCACAATTAAAACATTTTCTATCGTCTTCTACATCAAGTGAGCTTAGTAAGGTCTTTGCT